GTCCCTACTTATAGTGTACTTACACTTGGTGTTACAGATGCTTCTGTATATCCTACCAATCCTCCAGTGGTGTCAGCACCTACTATTGAGATTGATATTCCAGGATTTGGAACAACGACATTACCATTCGTTCCTAATGAAATCAATGTATTTACATCGTCTAATTTAGGAATCACAGAACCAGATTGTAATCAACCACTTCCAGATGGAATATACAGATTAAGATATTCTGTAGCTCCTGCATATGCAAATTATGTAGAGAGAACAATATTACGTGTTGATAGACTTCAAGAGAAGTTTGACAATGCGTTTCTTCAATTAAACATGATGGTGTGTGATAGAGCTCTTAAAACACAATCTAGTGTTATGTTAAACACTATAAACTTCTTTATACAAGGAGCAATTGCAGCAGCTAATAACTGTGCAGAATTTGAATCAAACACATTATATGCTCAGGCAGATAATATGTTAAACAACTTTTTAAGAACCAACTGTGGTTGTTCTGGTAACAACTACTTAATAAACTTTTATTAATTATGGCACAATGTTCAGGATGTGGAGCTAATGTAGGCTGTGGATGTCAGCTGAAAAATGGAATGTGTGCAGCGTGTGCTGCAAAAGCAAATAAATAAAATTGTTATTATGTTATCACCAAGACTAACCAACTGTCCTGAATGCTCGGACATTCCATCTTTACTTAAAAAAATAGATTGCAAGTTAGCAGAACTTGGTAACAACTTGTACAACAATATTTCATATATGTTGAACAAACCTGTGCCTGCTGATGACATAACTCAATTAATAGGATATAGAAGAATATTAATGTACAAGCTTATTAATCCAAACTATGCACATAAATATTCTGTAGCTATGATATCTAGTAGAGTGATACGTCTTACAGTGGGATGTATAAGTAGATGTAACACACCAGAACCTTGTATAGAGGAACGTTGTGATATAACTATTGTACCAAATCCAACTACCACTACTACTAGCAGTAGTTCTACTAGCTCAACAACAACAAGTACCACTGCAGTACCAACTACTACCACTACTAGTTCTAGTAGTTCAACTAGCACAAGCACGTCTACTAGTAGTTCTTCTACAACAACCACTACAACAACAATTTAAAACCTTTTTAAAATAAATAATATGTCAACATGCTCAAATTGTTACAATGGATGTACAGAGATTGTCTCTGACAGATGTGTAAAATATACAGGAATAGATGTTCCTGTCCTAGGAATACAAACAGGTGATTCTTTATCATTTGTAGAACAAGCATTAATTACATTTCTTACATCTACATTAGATGGCACAGGAGTAAAAATTGATCTTGCACCTACAGTGGTATGTGAGCTTGTACAGCAATATCTTCCAACATGTAAAGATCTTTCTATTGTAGATATATCAAAAGCTCTTGTACAAGCTGCTTGTAATCTTCAATTACAAGTGAATGCCATTAATGCTACACTTGCTACATTGAATGCTGATTATACAATTGGATGTTTAACAGGTGTTACAGCATCTTCAGATACACATGCTATTCTGCAAGCTGTAATTAACAAGTTGTGTCAAGTACAAGTTGATTTAACAGCATTAACTTTAAACTTATCTACTAATTATTCTAGCAATGGTGCACAACTAGATGCTTATATAGCTAACTATCTAGCTACAAATACTCCTAGTTCTAATCTTATAAGTAATAGAATGGTTCCTTATGCTGTGGTTGAATACTATGGTCCTGTTGCTGGTAATTTTGATGGAACAGGTAAAGGACTTGGAATTTGGGATAATATATATTTATGTAATGGATTAAATGGTACACCAGATAAAAGAGGAGTCGTAGGAGTAGGTGCTACAAATGGTGCAATGTTAGGACTTACAATGCCTTCAGCTACTAATCCATCATTAGGAAATCCTACATATAGTGTAGGTGGATCAATAATAGGTAGTAATAATATTGTGTTATCAACGCTCCAAATGCCTAGCCATACACACCTTACAACAGTAACAATTAATGATCCAGGACATGGTCATATTTTTAGTAATTCTAGTGGAACATCACTTGGAGGTGGTTATATAGCAACAGGAGTTCCAAATGAAGGACCAGGTGCTTTTGGATTAGTTAATAATCAAACAGGATTAAAAGGAACAGGATCAGGACAAAATGTTTTTGTTACTAATTCTAATGAAGGAGGAGGACTAGCACATCCAAATTTCCAACCTGGATTAGGTTGTTTATATATTCAATACAGACCTTAATAAATCAACACGATGTCATATCCTTTTTTACCAGTTAATCCTTGCTGTACAGACGTAGTTTTAAATACTCCTTGTGGATGCACTTCTACACTTCCTAATACTGGATGTGAACAAACCCAATGTGGTACTAATGTAATTCTATCTAGCAATGTACTTTATAATGGTCCTGTATTGGATTGCATTATAGCTGAGCCATGTGATACACTTAATGTGATATTACAAAAGATCGATGAGATTATATGTAATCTACTTGTTCAGATTAACACATTGAATATTCAAGTAGCAAACATCACTGGTCAAATAATTAATATTAATAGTCAGATAATTAATATTAATAATACATTAGATGTATGTTGTAATGTTACAACTACTACCACAACCACTGCAACACCAACTACCACAACAACTACCACTGTAGTAGAAGAATGTCGTTATTATATTTTAGAAGGAAACATAGCTCCTGGAGTATGGATTGCAACTTTATGTGGTTCTAAAGTAGATGATCCAGTTTATGTTGGAGGAGAATTAACTCCAGGACAAACTGAAGAGACACCTTGTATTATACCTTCTACATTAGAACTGTATGGCGTAAGTATTAAAGTAGACAGAGGAGTATGTCCAACAACAACAACCACCACTACAACACTATAAATATAAAACATGGCTGATTGTCCTCAAATAAATAACACAACAATACTAGGAACGAGTGCTGTCACATACGATAGCACTCCACTTCCTTGTACAGATATAAAAACATGTGATGATCTAAACACGATCCTTGCTAAGTTTGATAATGTTATATGTTCTGCTATAGATAGTGTAAACATTCTTATAGAAGAAGTAACAAATATCACTGAGGACTTAATGCTTATTACAGAGGATGTAGAGACTATAAACAATCAAATCTTTATATGTTGTCCTATTTGTAGTTTTACAATAACTGCTACTGAATTACCTGTGTGTGAGTTTACTGGAACTGCTAATCAACTTCCAGATCCTACAACAACTACAACCAGTAGTTCTTCAACCAGTACTTCTACATCAACAAGCACATCTACTAGCACTAGCACATCTACAACAACTAGCACTAGTAGTTCAACCACTACAACTACAACTACAAGTATACCATTACTTTGTTTTCAAGCAGAGGTTTATCCTCCAATACTTAATCCAGGAACATATCACGTAATACAATATTTAGATTGTAATGGAAACATTCAAGTTGAAAGTGTTCCAGATGGTGGAGAAATGGTAACTATTTGTTATACAGGAATTGTATCAGATAACAATAATGGTGTAACCATTCCTTTATATACTTATTGTATAGCAACTTAATAAACCAAATAATATGACAGTATTAATAACATTAACAGTAGCAGGTTCAGATTCTGGACCATTTAATCTCTATTCAAATCTTGATGGATATACATCAGCATTTGAAGCAGGAGTACCTAAAGCATCATTGCTTGCAGGATATTCTTCTGCATTAGTTCCTGACTTTACAACAACTATTAGAATACAATCTGTAGGGGATTGTACTAACCACATTGACATACCACTGTATGCCACTACAACAACAAGTAGTAGTACAAGTAGCACAAGTAGTACAACAACAAGTACTACTACTATTGCTAATACTTGTTATGCATTCCAGAGTGATCCATACACTACAACATTTACAGCTCAATATATAGATTGTAATGGTGTTATTCAAACAGTTAATGATACATGTTTCTCTCCACCTTGTACATATACACTGTGTGGATTTTCTGTTTTATCTAGTAGTGAACTTATGAGTATTATAGGAGTTTGTACAACAACCACAACAACCACAGCTGCACCTACTACAACAAGTACTACTACAGCTGCACCAACCACAACTACAACTACTACTTAATTATATAATAAATAAAAACATGACAATATTAATAACATTGGTTTTACCACCTGGTGGGGACGCAGGTCCTTTCAATCTTTATTCAGATACAGATGGATACGTTGTTGCATTTGCAACAAATATATCTGCTTCAGCTTTAATTGCTGGATATACAGCTACAAACGTACCTGATGGAACAACTATAATTAAAGTACAGTCTGTAGGAGTGTGTACAAACTTTGTTAATGTACCAGTGAATGTGCTTCCTACTACAACTACAACAAGTTCTAGTAGCACATCTACCACTACAAGTACTAGTACCACTGCTGGTCCAACTACCACTACAACTAGTAGTAGTTCAACAAGCACAAGTACTTCTACAAGCACAAGTACATCAACTAGCACTTCTACAAGCTCAACCACCAGTACATCTACAACATCAGTTCCTACCACTACTACCACAACTAGTCTTGGTGCATGTACAAAATATAACACTGATGGTCTAGATACAATAAATTATATAGATTGTAATGGTGATCCTCAAACAATTGTAAACATTGAAATTGATTTTTGTGCACAAGCTGGTACAGTAACAGGTACTGGTGTAAGTATAATTACACCAAACGATTGCGTATAATAATTTTATAAAATAAAAAATCATAGTTTGTTGGTTTTCTGTGATTTCTCCTCAAGATCTTCTTGGGGAGTTTTTGTTTCTAACTAATTTAGTTATAAATAATTAGAGCTCTAACTAGAATTATTTGGAATATATAAAAACTATTATTTATCTTTACAATATTTTTTAACTAATATGAATATATATGTCTGAAAATCAAAGCTTATTAGGTCAATTGGAGGAATTGCTGACAATGAAAAGAAGTAAAAAATTCTATGCTGAAAGACTTGGAATAAGCGAATTTGAAGTTAATGAGCTCTTAAAGGAGCTTAGAGAAAAGGACAATTATCAAAACGTAGAAGGAAAAAACTACACAGAAGAACGAAAAGTAAATGTTGAAAAGGGTACAATAGAAAGTACAATCATATCTGATTTTGATCCTAAAGATGATCTTGAACTAGCTAAGCTACACAAGATAAACCTAGACAAGTATGTCATCACAAACTACTGGTCTAAGATGCTACCAAGTGGGAAGTTCACTTCCTCAGTCTTTTCTAAGAGAAAAGAAGCAAAAGATTACTCCCCTGAAGACTTTGCTAAATTTTTAGAGAATTATATTCCTAATAACATAAGAGTTATTAATAAACCAGTATTAGATGAAGAAAGTTTAGTGGATGTTGAATTATCTTTATCTGATTATCATTTAGCTAAAAAAGTTGTAGATGGAGATAATTGTCCATTTAAAAGAGCTTCAAACTATTTAAAAATAGTGGAAGATTTAATTACCAAAATAAGAAAAAATTATAGTATTGAACATATAGTTTTTCCTATAAGTAACGATTTTTTTCATACTGACAATTATCAAAACCAAACTACAAATGGAACTCCTCAAGATACCATCCTTGAATATCATTCTGAATATGAATTAGGATTTTCTTTATTAGTAGATACTATTAATACATTAAGAGATCATTGTAAAAGTGTTACAGTAGTTTTAGTACAAGGTAATCATGACAGGACTAAATCTTTTTATTTAGCACATGCATTAGAAGTTTTCTTTAAAAAAGATTATGATGTAAACTTTATAAGAGAACATAGTGTAGTAAAAGCAGTAGTATTAGGAAATACATTTATAGGATATCATCATGGTAACTGTAAAATAGATGATTTGCCTTTATTATTTGCAACTCATCCTGAATATAGTTCTTATTTTGGAGAAGCTAAATATAGAGAAATCCATACAGGAGATAAGCATCATTACATGGCTAAAGAAATAAAAGGAGTAAGAATACAACAAATGCCAAGTCTTTCATTTACAGATAGATGGCATATGGATAATAACTTTGTACATTCAATTAGAGCAGCATTAGCACTTGTTTATGATAAAGAAACAGGAAAAATTGCAGAATTTGAATCAAGAATATAAATAATATGGCAACATTAAGAAAGTTAGTATCAGATGTTAGAAGTGTCCACAAGATACTTTCGACTGACTCATTAATAACAGATCGTGCAATTGCATCTGAAATAAGAAATAACTCTTTGTTATTAATCAAACGTGAGACAAACCTTAGAAAACTTTGGGCAACTGATACATTGTTCACTACAATTCCTTGTTTAGAGATGGTAGAAGTACCCATCTCTGAATGTTGTAACTATGTAGATGAGTGTAGTATTGCAAGAACTAAGTTTAAACTTCCACGTATATCAGAAGGTAATTACCAATATGTAATACAAGGAGTTTATTCTATCAATGCATTAGGTGGCCAAGGAAAGAAGTTAAAAGAGATCACTGTCAATAGATATATCAATCTACTAAAGCTTCCTATAATTAAGAAAGAAGAATACTTCTGGATATCTAATGGATATCTATACGTAAATAATCCATTGCTAAAATCAATCAGGTTTGTAGCATTGTTTGAAGAAGATGTAGAGAATGAAATCATGTATCCAGAATGTGGATGTGGTTCTCCTGATTATACAAATGAACAACTATGTATGAACCCATTAGACAAAGAGTTTGCTCTTCCAGGATATCTAGAACAACAAGTGTTACAGCTTACATCACAAAAACTTCTTTCTACTTACTTCAATATTAAAACAGACATAAGTCAAGAAGGAATAGATGGCCAAGCACCAAACTCAAAACCAACTAATTAATGAGAACAAAGGTTGATTGGAGAAGTTCTAGCAAGGACAGTTATAATAGTTTCTGTAAAAAACATCCATCTGTAAAACTAACATATGATGAATGGAGAAACGTCTTATACACCTACAATGAATCTTTTAAAGAATACATATTAGAAACAGGAGAGAAGGTAAAGCTTCCTTTTGGATTTGGAGAGTTCTCAATCAACAAGAAGAAAAGAAGAAAACTAAAGAACAATGTAGATGGTAAAGAGTTTGTTAATCTTCCCATAGATTGGCAAAAGACCAAAGAGAAAGGAAAGGTGATATATAACTTCAACTACCATACAGAAGGTTATTTTTTTGGTTGGATGTGGTTTAAGAACACAGCACGCTTCAAGAACTCTGATCTATGGTATTTCAAACCTTCTAGACTAACATCAAGACTTCTGTCACATTACTTAAAGACCAACGACAAGTATCAATACATCTACAATGAATGGAAAAAATAATGAACTATGTCATACTACTATAAATACAATTTCGTATCCCCAGAGCCTGTCTATTCAACAGTTAAAGAAGAATTAAAGTCTTACTTTGACACTGGTGCAGTGGATGATCTTTTATTCCCTACCTACTTAGACAAATGTCTCAAGAAGTTAGGAAGAACTACATTTGTAATAAGTGAAGAGATCTTATATATAGAAGACTTTGAAGCTAGACTTCCTGATAACTTTTATGCTGTTAGAGAAGCTTGGATGTGTACAGCAGTGAATGGTTTTCCATATCAAGATGCTAACTCATTCTATTCACAAGCAGCCAATGCAACAACTATTCAGGTGTCTCCATTAACTATTGGAGGTACTCCTTGTACTAATCCTGGTTGTCAGAATTCAGCTTGTGATGGTACATGTATGCCAACATTAGTACAAGCTGTATACAAAACAAATAATAGTACACCTAGACAGTTTGTTCATGAGTATTTACTTAGACCTGGTAATATATCTGCAAGACAAAACTGTGGTGTAGATTATACAAGTGCTTGGGAATTCTATGCTGAAGCTCCTCCTATTCATGAATTTACTCCTGGTGCTGCCAGTTATGACTCATTTGATATTAGAGACAATAAGTTTGTAACCAACTTCAGAAATGGTGTTGTTCACTTGTTGTTCTATGCTACAGAGTATGATGAGATAGGGAACCAAATGATTCCTGATAACTATCGTATAAGAGAATATGTAGAAGCATTCATTAAGTTCAAAGTGTTTGAGATGCTTACTAACCAAACTAATGATGAAACATTCAATCAGTTACAACAAAAGATGTTATATCACAAGCAAGCATATGAAGAAGCATACATCATGGCTGAGATTGAAATGAAGAAACAATCTCCTTGGGAAAAACAAAGAAGAATCAAAAATGATCTTAACAGATTTAATATGTATGAGCTTCCTAATCGTACTAACAGGTATGGTAGAAGACGTAATAATTAATACACATCATGGCTGAAGAACAATCAAAAAATAACATAACTCAACATCTTGGCACTGCAATTACTGGTTTAAACTTAGATAGCTCTGTAAATCAAGTTAAACAGGGTTCATTAACCTATGCGTTAAATGCTGCAATTGAAAATTTTGATGGTAACATAGTTAACTATCAAAATGAAATGGGTAATGATTTATGTGTCACTTTTCCAAAATCTTATTTACTAATTGGTACTCATTTCATTAATGAGAAGAATAAACATATATTCTTTCTTGTAAATCCTTTGACATCAATGAGTCAAATTGGATACATGGAAAACAATGATTGTATCTATCACGTATTAGTAGAAGCTGCATGTCTTAATTTTAATGTTAATAATCCTATACATAAAGTAGTACATAAGATTACAAACTGTACTATAGAGATATATTGGACAGATGGTTTAAACCCAAGAAGATGGTTAGATATAAATAACATTCCTTATTTATTGAAACCTGGAGCAGACCTTTGTGATCCTGAATATACAGACCAATTAGATTGTAACCAACTTAAGATACAACCTAATTTTAGTATTCCTCAACTTAAAGTTGTAGATGTTAGATCTGGAGGAGAACTTGTATCAGGAACTTATCAGTTTGCTATACAATATTGTGACCCTGTTGGTAATCCATATACTTCTTACTACTCAGTAACAAACCCTACTCCTATAGCAGATTTAACAATAGCCACTGTAAATTTCAACACTCCTGTAAGTAAATCTATTGTAGTGGATATAACAGATCTTGATGTTACAGGACAGTTTCAATATTATAATGTAGCTGTAATCAAAACAATCAATAATGTTTCATCTGTTGAGTTAGTAGGTACCTATTTTATTGAACAAAACTACGATCAAATTATATATACTGGAGAGGATCAAACTGCAATACAATTAACTATTGCTGATATATTTGAGAAGTTTCCTTATTATGAAATAGCACAAGATCTTACATCTGTACAAGATATTCTTGTATGGGACAACCTTACATCTATTAATAGAATCAACTATCAATCAATAGCTAGTCAAATAGATGTTCAGTGGGAAACATATAGAATACCTGCTAATGAAAGTTATGAAGATGAATTGAACGCAACCAATCTACGTGGGTACCTACGTGATGAGGTGTATGCACTTGAGATTGTATTCCTATTAAAGAATGGAAAACAAACAGATGGTTTCCACATTCCTGGAAGAGAACAAAACTTTAATGAGTTCTCTCAACCAGATATACCTGATACAAGTGCTGACTTTATTGGTGAGCCTGATTACTATTCAGGTGGTGTAGGATATAGTCCTTATTGGAAAATATATAACACTGCTTCTGTTACTGGATTTTCTCCAGGATATTCTCCTAGCCCTACTTACAAAGGAGCATATCAGTATGGTCAAATGGCTTATTGGGAATCTACAGAAGAGTATCCTTGTAATGTAGATCTTTGGGGTGATCTTGCTGGTAAAAATATCAGACATCACAAGTTTCCAGATGTATTAGTTTCTCCTATAAATGAATCACAGATATTTTCAGGACCTACATCAATGGTGATGGGTAATGATGCTGTATTTCCTATTGGTATTAAAATAGACATTGGTCAGATATCAAATCTTATATACAACTCTAATTTAACTGATGATGAAAAGAGTGAGATAGCAGGGTTTAAAATCATTAGAGGTAACAGAGGAGTACATAAATCTATCATAGCTAAAGGGATACTTCGTAATGTTAACTCTTATATAAGAGAAGACCAGTACTACTACTATCCAAATTACCCATATAATGAAACAGGTCCTGACGTTGATCCATTCTTAAATGAGGTGAATAACGCATGGACAGAAATATGTGAACCATGGGAGATTAATGTAATGGAATTTAATTTACCTGAAGGTCCTGGTCCATATACATATGCAGAGGTTGAATTTACCAATTGTAATAATGATAAACCTGATAAACAAAAGTTTACTACATTAGGTAAACATACATTGTGTTCTATTAGTAGACCTATACCACAAGGTGTTGGTCCATTCAATAGAATGAAGCTTAGAAGAGGAGATACTGAAGAACCTACTCCTGGAACAAAAGTGAATGTGTCTCCAATGAATTATGATGTTTATAAACTTGAAGTTAAGAAAAATAGACTTGGACTTCCTAGAGCTGGATGGAGAGCTCAATGGGAAGACACAGTGACAGGAGTAACTGATTTTTGGGTATGCTGTGGAAGAAGTTATTTTGTTAATTGTATAAAAGGAACTCGACCAGTTAGCGTACAGAATGATACTGATATAATTACTTTAGATAAAGAAGTTAGAGTGCCTGATTGTAAAACTCCAGTTCCTCAAAAACCTATATCTGATAAACCAGAACTAGCATACAGACAAGTATTTAATTCTCCTGAAACATCATTTGGACAACCTTTCTTAGGTGATATATTAAAGATTGAGAATGTGATGTTTGGTAAAGGACTTGGTCACTTTGTTGAAGTGAGAGGTAATGCTAAATATAAACTTCTTACAGAAGAAGCACAAAGAGATGCTCTTCAGGCTTCACAAAATATTGGTAGTATTTCTAGTGGATTCAATGCAACAGCAATGTTCACTGTATACCAATCATATCTAACTATTTATATCAATGGTATTACAAGAAGAAACTATGCTTATTCATATAACTCAATAGCTGATTATAATTATAATGTAGGAGTGGGTAATGATATTACAGTGAATGGTGTTAGAGGTATTAAGCAAAGACCACTTGACATTAAGAGATATCTTATCCCTGGAGTACAATCTGTTGGTGATACAATTAATGTTACTGTTGGTGGAACAACTGTAGTTAAAAACGCTCCTATCAACAATTATAGAAGAGAGTCAACAGTTTATTTAAGAACAGATCTTGATAAACCAGCATTACCATTACCAAGTAATAGTCCTAGTATGATTGTAGGAGGTTCTTCTATTGTTACAGAAAAATCTAGAATAACCATTGGATCAAGTGGAGCATGTGCTAAACCAGCTTTAGAACAAGACATTAGTGTTGTATCTTATTATGCATCACTAAAGAATGTAGTGGTGAATCAATGGGGACAAATATATTCATATAGAACAGTAGACACAGGGTTCCAATCACCTATCAATCCTATTTCAACAGGATCTACAACAGTGTTTGGTGGAGATACATTTATAGGTAGGTTTACATTTAAAACTAAACTTCCTTTCTTTATTGATAATAGAGTGAATGCTCCTGATGATTCAGACATATTTTATGATGAGATTGGTAATGTGGCCTACCCAACATTCTGGCATTCTGCTCGATCTATATTAAAAGACTACACTGTAACACCAGGAGCCATAGGAACATTGTCTAATATTATTTCATACAAAGCTCATAACTTTGATTGTCCTAATAATCAAGAGCCTGGACCAACATCAACCCCTTCTTTTCCAGGACAAGATAATCCTAATAGAACATACTATAATGGATACTTCTATTTGTTTGCTTATGGTATTCCTAACTTCTATTGTGAGAGTTCTTATAACACAGATTTAAGACAAGCATTTAATAATAGAGAAGGTGATTTCTGGCCACACGTATCAACAGGTATTCCTGATGATTGGGTACAGGAGAACTACGTATCAATTGCATTTGATAATACGTACAACTATAATGTAACATTCTCTAAACAAAACAAAGAGAATAAATTTACTAGTCTACCTGCAGACTGGAAAAAAGACTTCTGTTTCACGTACTATCCATTCAGAACTATCTATTCAGATTCTCAGAATATAGATTCTGACAATAGAGTGAATAGCTGGTTGACATATAGATCAGTTTCATATTTTGATTTTCCTCAAAACTTTGGTAACTTAATATCATTAGATGGTATTCAGAACAAAGCTATCCTTGCTAGGTTTGAGAATAAGTCATTGTTATACAATACGTTATTAACAATTGATACAAGTAATCCACAGGCTGCTTATTTAGGTAACCCTTCTTTATTTAGAAGTTCTCCTCCAGTAGACTTTGCTGAAACAGATCTTGGATATGTAGGAAGTCAGAATAAGTTCTTATTGAAGATTCCTCAAGGCCAAATTACCGTAGATGCTAAACGTGGACAAGTATTTTTACTTGGTAGTAATGGAGCAAAAGATCTTACATCGTTCTCTTCAGGGATGAATAACTTCTTTACAAACCATTTAGCGTTTGAGATTCTTAGATATTTCCCAAGTAAGGACGTAATGGTAAATGGTAAACTAGTTACTATTCCAGGAGTTGATGTAGATAATAACTTCACTGGTATTGGACTACATGGTGTATATGATAACAGATACGAAAGAATCATCATAACTAAACTTGATTATATTCCTGTAGATCCTGCTGTTAAGTATGACTATATAACAAAAGAATTCTATGTAGAAGAACCTATTGTTGGAAGTGCTCCACTTAGAGTGGTTGTAAGTTTACAAGATCCTGATTACTTCTGTAACAAGTCTTGGTCAGTTTCTTATAACTTCAACACACAAAGCTGGATATCATTCCATAGCTACATTCCTAATTTCTATATAGGAGAAAACAATTTCTTCTATTCAGGAATCAATGGATGTTGTGATGATTTTGATTTTGTGGCAGGACCAATTGTTCCTAATGCTCCAACAACAACTACAACATCTACTAGTCCTGGACCAACAACCACTACTACATCAACTACTACTGGGTTTAATTGTAACTTAGCTGGAAGTGTTGTAATAACTAATTGTTTTTTATCTGGTAATGGTATAATTACAGTGCCACCAGCACCTCCACCTTGTACAAGACCTACAAACTTATCAGAAGATGATTTTGTTATTGGATATACAATAACATCTATACCAATAACTGTAGTTTCTACAGGTAGTCAATCAGATGCTTGTAATGCAATTACTTATTTAAATAGTATTCCACCAAACACTACAATTAATGAAATAACAGGAAGTTATTCAAGTCTTAGTATTGGATCAACAATTTATGCAGGCTCAAGCTTTAATACAGATTGTACAGTGATTCCTGATGGATGGTATTTTACAAATGAAAGTTCATATTATGGAATAGTTTATCAAGTGGTGAGTGGAGCAATTGCACAAATACAATCATGTTTCCCAACCACTACAACAACTAGTACAGCACATCCTTGTATATCATACACAGCTATTAAAACAACAGTGGGTGTAGTTATAATAGATTATACAGACTGTACAGGAGCACCAGCAACTGTAACTGTTGGACTTCCAGCAGGAGGACCTTCATCAGTTACTTTCTGTGCAAGATGTTGTGTATCCACTCAACCAAATGTAACATTAACTAGTAATGGAAACTGTTAAGCTATGTCAAAAACTATCTCTATAAAGCTAACACAAGCAGGACCTACTGCAGGACCCTTCAATATCTATGACCAATTTGGAAATGTGATAGCTGAAGGTGTATCTAGAAAAACTCTTGTGAGAGGCATAAGCTATATTGTAAATAATGATGTAACAATCATCACTATTAAATCTACTGGTAAATGTAGATCAGAGAAGAGCGTTCCTGTTGAAGATATAACAGTATCGAATTACACAAGTATAAAGTTAGTTCAAACTGTAACAGCATGTGTATGGACACATTTACTTAATATAAGAAACTATAACACCTTCTATGGAAACATAGAACCATACATCATTGAATATCCTTTTGCTTATAAGTTCCAAGATGAGATATTGCAGAACGTAGTTGACTACACTAAGGCATATGATTATTTTCCTATTCCTGATGGTGTGTTTAATGCTAACACAAGAATAGAAACAAATGATAAATACTTCAATAAAGCTGTTCTATATAATGGACAACAGAGTTCTGGTCTTCTTGAGCTTGTAGCAAAACCATTAAATAATTTGCAAGCATATAATCAATATCCTATCTTTAACGCTGATAGTAAAACCATTACATATACTAAGAGTGATAACTTCTATCAGTACAATACATTCTGGGCTTTAGAGAAAAGCTCTCAGATTCCATTATTCAATAGAACATGTGAAAGCTTATCAATTGATAAAGTGATAAATCAAGACAACATGGACTATGGAACAAGAAGCTTCAAGAAATCTCCTCTAAGAGCAAAAGAATTAAAAATTCGTCACATCTTAGATTCATCAAGTACTACTCATCTTGTTTCACAATTTATCCTGGGAGTAGCACAAATCTCATACAAATAATGAAAGGAAAAGTAAAATGCACATGTGGTTGGTCATGGAACAAATCTGATTCTAGTAAAAAAGATATGTATATATGTCATGAGTGTGGCAGAGATAATTCTAACAACATGCAAAATGGTGGTTGGTTAGATAGCTATGCTGATGGTGGAACAATGCAAGAACACCAAGAGAACTATAATGATTATAAAGTTTCTGCTCCTGAAGGAATGGTAGGAGATGGATTCTCTAATGTAGGAAGAAACTATTCTCCTGCATGGGGAGGACAGTTTCAAACTGGTGGATATTTAAAGAAAGTTAAGAAGACAGAAAAAGATCTTCTTAAAAAATATGTAAATCCAGCACAAGCAAGAGCCCTTACAAGAGCTAAACAACAAGGAATTAATACAGGTATACATAATGGACCATTAGATGCTATAAGACATTCTTCAAGTGCAGCTGCTATGTCTTCTGCATTACCTACTTGGACAAACTTTATTCCTGGAGTTGCACCATTAAAAATAGCAGCTACTAATATTGCAGGAGCAGCACATGAACTAAATGCTCCAAATGATTGGAAAGAACATGCATCTGATTTGTATAATAATTTTATAGGAAGTGTAGTTGGAGTGTTACCTGTATCAGAAAAAAACAAACATGATCTTTTGATACAAGCTCAAAAACATGGTGTGTTATCAGACATGGGTGATAAAACACCTTTACGTAAAAGACCAGCAGCTCCTCAATTACCACAGCTTAAGTTACCACCACTTCAAATGGGTGGATCTGTTTATCCAGTTAACTATGTTCCTGAAGCACAGAATGGTAAATTAACTTTCTTACAACCTACTAGTGAGAAGTTACCAGAAGGATATAGAATTCCATATGCTGATCCTAGTTCTGAACTAGCTATGTCTATAGGTGGAGAGAATGGAGAACCAGCTTATTTGATTCCTAGTTTTAAATATGGTAAACCATTATATAACCCTATAGAAGAATTTAAAAAGACAGGGGAACATTTAGGAGGTCCTTTTAAAACATGGCAAGAAGCTGATAAATGGGAACAAGAAGTTAGACATCCTTATGTTGAAAAAGGACAAGATATTCCTATGCCAATTAAAACTTGGGGAGAAATGGCAATGGGTGGTTCTATTCCAGGAGCTGTAGGATTTACATACGCACGTACAAAAGGTATTCCTAGTAATGGCCCTTATGCTAAGAAGACAAAAGCTTCTGCACAAAATGGTCAAGAAATGCAATACTATAGAGAAGGACTTGATTGGAAACCTAAAACTATTAGTCAAAATGGTGGATGGTTAGATGCATATGGTGATAATGTTTATAAAGCTCAAACTGGTAAAAATATAAGAGTAAAAAATGCAGATGGAACTATTTCTGTTATGAATACAGATTCACCTGAGTATAGAGAAATGTATCAATCAGGTATGGTTCAACATCCATCTGCAGGACAAGGTGACAATCCTTATTTTGGAGGGATATTAGATGAAGTTAGTATCACAAGAGCACCAAGAGAAAAAGGTTTTTGGGAACAATACGCAGATAAGATTGCAGAAGAAAATAGAGATGCTGGATTGCTAGGTGCAATTATTGGTACACCTATTTCTGCTGTAACAAGTCTTCCACAACTTGCAGCTACATATGCTTTAACAGATAAAATGCAAAGACCATCAGAAGCTCTTGATGTACAAAACCCTTATGGAGCTTTTGCTGTAGATCTTTTTACTGATCCTATAAATTATGTAGGTGCTGGACTTGCTGATGATGCTTTAAAACTTACAAGTAAAGGAAAAAATTTACTTAAGAAAGGATTTGGCAAACCAGTAAAAGTTGCTGAACAAAACATTGTTCCAATTAAAGATATGTTTATTCAACCAACTCCTCTTAAAGCATCTGAAACTTTACCAAAAGAATTAGAACCATATCTATCTAGCTATGTTAAACCTATAAGTGACGAAGAAGAAGTTTTCAGAATGTCAATGGGTCCTGAATATAAAGCTAAGAAATTAGCAGAAGACACTGTGTATTTAGATCCTGAAGGTAATATTATTTCTTCTCCTAAAAAAACATATACACCTTTTAT